GTATCCAGCGCACTTTTTGTATGTACTTTTAGGCCATACCATACCACCCGTTGGCCCTCTATGGGATTTAGTATAACAAATTGTTATTCAGGACTGGAAGAGCCTTTGCTGCTGTTGCATCGTCTACATAGGACTTGAAGATTGGATTCAACTGTGAGACCACCACTCGATAACGGGATTATGTGATCCACAGTTAAATCGTTGGTTGCTTTACAAATAGTGCAATAAGGTTGCAATAGTCTTAGTTGTTTTGATAACCTTTTCCAATTTGCATCGTAACCCCTATCAGCACGTGAAGGACGAGAGGTTGCTTTAAACTTCTGATACTTCTTATTGCAGATAGGACATCTAGGTTTATTTGCTAACACACCACAATCTAAGCATGGTTTATTCATTAGCGTCCGATTTTTTAGATAGCTGTAGTTCGGTGATTCCTATTATAAATTACATCACTGTGATTGTACAGAGGTTTCTACCATTAGTTTGGCTAACCTCGACCACTGCTCATATGCCCATTGGTGTGTGTTGTCATGTAAACAATGGACATCACCATTAGGTTCTAATCTTAAACTACCAATGCAGTCTTGTACAGGACACTTCACTGCCTTAGGTGGTTTTCTCTCACCGTAGATGATAGCTCTTAGTGTTGTCCATGGTTCTTTAACCTCATTGTAGTAATCAGTCCACAGTTCAGTATCTGCTAACCAATCATTATGAGTATCCAATACATGATGCAATATATGTAATTTGTTTGTTTCTTTAGTAGACTTAAGGCAATCAGTGTTTAAGCTTCTCGTTTCTACTACATACTCACACCATGCTTGAAGCACACTCTGAACACCTGTTTTAGAAATAAGATCTACAATCTGGACATTGATTACTGATCTATCAGATAATGAACCTCTACCTTCTTGTTTAGAAGATACCTGTTGTCTAAGGGAAGGACTTGCAATAAGTAGATCTATAAATGCAATTAACTCATTCAGCATTTTTTTTAATCTTCTTCTGCAATGTGGACAAGCACCTTTTTCACTTAGCCCTCTACAACTAAGGCATTTATCCATTTTTCTTCCTTAGCTTTTCCATTAACAATTTAACTTCTTCTGGTGGACCTTTTCTCTGGTGATTATTGATGGTTATATGATGATTAGGGTGGCCACCAGCTTGACCTCTACCGCTGGCCATAGCTGTGACCTCAGCCGCAGGACGTTCAGAGTCGTCATCTTGCGTGGACAGGACATCAGTGACCTGCGGCTTTCTGTATAACAATCTGTAACGATTATTAGAAATGCCAGCTCTGGAGTGCTGTTCTATAAACAAATAGTTATCAGAAATCATCTGGTGAATGATTCTACGGATCTGCCTCACACTGATCTTGCACTTATCTGCCAAATATTGTTGACTTGGCCAACAAATACCTTGGTCATCACAATGATCTGCCAATGCTAAATGGACAATTAAAGCATTGCCATTGTAAGGAGAGTTTTCCCATACATATGTCATAGCTTTAACTGACATTAGAACACCGCTTCTGTAGGATCCCAAGCAACTGGATCTGGATTCTTAGTTCTTGGAGTGCCATGATACTTTTGCACAACAATTTGCTTAGCAATAGTATCAACCAGAACCTCATATGACGAGCGCTTATTTCCGTCTTTGTCAATCCATGTCGTTTGCTTAATTGTGCCTGTAATAGTCACCAGATCGCCTCGTTTAATGTTATCTACAAGAGCCTCCGCGTAACCTCCAAAGGCTTTGCATTCCCACCAACTTGTGTCTGCATCTACCCATTCATCATTAACTTTCTTTCGTGTATTGGACACTACGCTAAATGGAACATAAGCTTTACCTTGTTGTGTAAACTTAATGTCCATATCTTTACCAACGCGACCTTTGATTGTTATTGCTGCACTCATTTTTGCTCCTTTATTTGTCGGACTAGATCCTTGATGTCTTTATTTTTCATGCCACCCCATACTCCATACACTGGCCAATGTTTTATTGCATATCCAAGACAATTCATTTGTACTGGACAATTTTGGCATATACTTAAAGCTGCTCTTTGTTCTAAATTGGTTGGATGTTCGCTATCTGGAAAAAACCAATCAGGATCAATGCTTGGATCAGTGCAATTAGCATCTTTCATCCAAACAGCTGATTCTACCTTGAACTCTAAATCTCTTATTGTCACAAATAACCTGCTTCTTTGAGTAATTGGATCATTATGCTTACTGGAACACATGCTGGCCAATTCTCAATGTCGGCTTCACCTTGTCCATTTTGTCTTAATACAGCGATGGGGATTACGCCTTCTTTTATTCTTTTTGCTTGTTGTTTCATTGCTGATTTAGGATCAAAGTCTGCTCTAGCCTTTAGTTCCCAATCAACACCGATAACTCCTTTTATATCTGTACCTGCAGCCGAAGAACTACTTGCTTCAGCATAAACCCAACCTTCTCGTTTTAGGTATTCAGCAAAGATCAACTCAGTCTCTCGACCTCTACGTTTTCTAGATAGGTTTGTCATTCTTTGCCTCCCCATCCGTTACCTCTGAAAATAGCGGGTATAGCGGTAAAAATCTTTTGCATAACCTCTCCACAATCACATCTAGGACCGTGCTCTGATACTGAGTGGCTGACTTCAACGGTGATTCCACATCTTTGGCATTTGTAGTCATAAGTTGGCATCATTCATCCCAGGAATTCTTTAACCAACCTGTTTTAAGAGCTTCTGCAGGATTGGTTGTAATCCAAAAATGGCAGTTATGGCAAAGAGCTCGGCAGTTTTCGACTTCTAGAATAGATCCTCCACGCGCTCTACTTTTAACTTCATGCACTTCCTCTGAGGCTTTTACATGACAACGTTGGCACATTGGATAAGTTTCTAGCATATATCTAACTAGAATTCGTCTTTGAATGTACTTGTTTGCCATTTTTTTACTTCTCGCTCTCATGTATATTGACCAACACCTTCTGCACTAAACTGTTGTCTAATTGCGGCTGAAAGTGATTGCCCAATAGATATTTGAGATCTTAAAGTGTTTATGCGTTCTTTAATTGCTCTTACCTCTGCCTCTGCAATTTCCATTGCTAAACGTAAGTCAGCGCAAGCCAAAATTGCCTCTTGTCTTCTGACGTCCATCGATCCATTTGATTGAAGGAAAGATCTTGCATAGGCAACCTCATAAGAACCTTTTGCTTTTACTGCTTTATCATCGCTGGCAGCAATTTCATCTGTTGCAGCATCAAGCATACGAGAAAGTTCGCTTAATCGCTTAACTACTTCGGTTTGATTAGGCAACACGGCGTTTCCCTTTCTGTTTAGCCTTGCAATCAATGCAAAAATGCGGATTACCCATAAGTTTATCTAAAGCATAAAGATACGTCCATGCTCCACACGCTTCACATCTAGCAACAGGCTCAGTCATTGATTTTACCTGCCAAGAATCTTTCAAAGCGAGTCAAATGATCTGGAATATTGCCTTTAAGAATAGATCTAGCGGTATGACTAATCTCGCCAATTGTATTTCCAGTCCACATTGGTTCGTAATCCTTAAATGAGCCATTAAAGTATGCTTTAATCCATTGTGCTTGTGGAATGTGTTCATCGTAAATGTGTAAACTACCTACAACATGTACATATTGACCCATTTCAATGTCTAAAGCTTTGGCAATTGCACCTTGTAATGCAATAAATTGAGTCAGGTCATATGGAAGACCTAAGAATACGTCATTGCTTCTCATGTTTGTTCTAGCAATTAACTTATTGTCTCTAATGAAATACTGCAAGTTTAATGTACAAGGAACATCTTTTACATCGACATTTAGATCTTTATTTGAGTCGAATATAGTCAAAACTGCTTGTCTTGTTGAGTAATCTTTCTTTAATTGATCTACAACCTTATTAAGATTGCCATGAATTCGTGGACCATAAGCACCATGAAGTATTCCATTATCCATGTACTTTCCAAACACTTGACTGGTATCTATCATTGCTTCTGGATCAGTAACTTGTCCAACAAGTTGTAATGCTTCTTTAATACCAATATTGTGGTTAAGTTTACGGTTTTCCATAGATACAGGTATGTTCCATGGCTTTTCAACTTGTAAAGTGACGTTAAGTAGTTCTCTAGTGACCATACCACGAGGAGATATTGCTTCACCATGCTCAATTACATATTGAGTTGCTAACTCTAAAGCTTCGCTTGGATTTTCTGTAATTATATGCATTACCTGACCACCTCACTATGGATTATTGTTTTGTCTAAATATTTTACTTGTCTAAAAGCTTCTACAAATAAAGATCTTGAGTGTAGAACAAAATCGATCTCTAGTTCTTCACCTCGTCTTAACAATTCTTCAGCTATCGCATCTTCTGATCTTGTTAGTAGGATTAACCTAGCTCCTAATTTAGCAAGTTCCCAATTGCAATAATCAAATGTTGTTTCATCAAACAATGATACTCTTCCATAGATCTTTGGCCATACAACTTCACCTAAATGCCATCGATCTAAAACCATGTTGCTAGAAGTTAACGGTCGAATGTATTCATCGGACCATAACCTTGTTCTAGGTTGTTGAGCATGTAAATATTGTGCATTGTATCGTTCAGTTAACTTTTGAGCGTAAGTTGTTTTACCTGTTCCATCAGAACCTTCGATGATTGTAATCATCTAACCTCACCCCATTCTCTGAAACTATCAACTTGTGAATGGTCCATTATAACTGGTTTTACGTCACCTGCCACATTCCACAATAAAGTTGAAGGTGTTTTAGGAGCAGCTGTTTTGTCCAACATAAATCTTTCTAGACCTTTGCAATCATATGTTGGTGCGGAGTTAATTTCCTCATTGATTTTGTCTGCATACTCAGCTTTTTCTCTGAAAGCTTTATGGTAAGTTGTAACGTCCGCTCTTCCGATCTCTCCTGGATGTAGGTTTCTTGCAACTGCAATTCCGTGGAAGGTTGCATTTGGCCAAGCAATTTGGAGAGTTCTTGTGAGAACTCCTGTACTAATAACTGATACAACATCTTTTGGTTCATCTCGATCTCCCCATTGTTGGATTGTAGATTTGACTCCAGCCGCAACAACTAGGGGATGATCTAAACCAAATGGCACAAATTGAGCATTATTTTGTTCTGCCCAATCTTTGGCATATTTGTTGAGAACTGGCATTGCTGCAATTCTTCGAAAAATTGGATTTGCTCCTCTTTCAATGCAGACTAATTGATGGTCGCTGACCACTTTTGAAGAAGGCATAAACAATGTTAACTTTTTGTTATATTTCTTTGCAAGAGCAGCTAATGAAACTCCTGCCCAACCGACTCTTGGTTGTACATAAACTAAATGATCTGATTCCATTGTTTTGACCAATAGATCTCCCCATCGACCTTTTGTGCCAACTCCAGTCACAGAATCATCCCAAATTGTTGCTCCATGAAATGTACCTATATTCGGCGCTTGTGTTTCATCAGTCCAATCACTAGCAAGATCTAACCACTGATCTCTATGCCGATGTGAATACTTACTTGACGAATCTGTCGTTATCTTAAACATTGTAGGCCTCCAAATGTTTGTTGTAAGTCCAATGTTTTGTGTGATGAGGTATAAGTGATTTGTTTGTTACTTGCCATGGTTTGAGATGTTCATAACCTTTTGGCACATAGCATTCAACATATCGGACATAGTCACAAGCAACATCTTCTAGGCTCAAACCTTTTCCTAGATTTCTTTCATGGTCACGAGAATCGTACGGTGATCTGAATTCATCACAAATGCGATCCATTGCAGCATCTAGAAAGTCTTTTTGTTTATAACCTTCATTCTTAAAAATTAAATTCAATGCTTGAATAGCATTAGAACCATAGTTAACCCTGCTCCATGGATCTATTAAATCAGGAAAATACTGAGCAACGTCCATTACAAATGCAGTCATAACGAAATGAAAGCATTTTAGACCTTGAGCTTTGTGCCATTCATTTATCCAATCTACTCCATCTCGTATTGACATGGACAAAGGATTGTAACTTAAATGAGTATAAAAATCTTTTACTAGATGAGGCATATACTCTGCTATATAGAGCTGAGATCCACGAGGATATTGCTCATTTGGCTTTGGAAACTGTGGTATCTGATTACCAATACTAGTAAATATTGGTCTACCAGACTTCATTTGACTCAATACAAAGTTTCGCATGTGAATCATGTTATCAGCTTCTAATGCCATATCAGAAAGAATGCTATTCCTAAATCCATGGTCATATGAAAATGAAGCACCTGAACCAGTTACTCGGTGAATCATGAATAAAAACATCCAGTCCATTGGATGTAACTTGTAACTATCAAAGCGCTTATCGATTTGCCATTTTTTAGGATTGTTACTGCCATACCAAATCTGCTGGATAGCATTACTAAATCCAGCAAACTCACGATCTACCGTGTCATAGATTGTGATGTGATGTTGCAACGGATCATCTACGTGAAGATCTTCAGATGTATCACGACCGTTTTCACTAGCAATGTTAATTGTTTGCAAAACAACAGCTTTCTCGTAATACTTCTTAAAGTCTTCCCAATAAATAGTTTCAGTTATTTTAGACATCTAATAACTTCCCTGGATATACTTCAGGGGAAAAGTTTTCATAGTTATTAACTAAATCCCATTCATAAAACTCAGGAGATAAATGGACAGACCCAGGTTTTTCCATATAAGTTTTAGCATAATCTTCTGGATCTATCATGTACCAATTTGTTGGCCATTGATGAACATTCTCAAATTGGTATTTCATCTCATTAGTGATAATGCCCATGAGTCTGTCTCTTGATGGCCAAGATCCATAAAATGGTGTGCCTTTGTAAAATCCAGTTTTAGGTATTTTTCTTTCTTCGTGCTCAATCGGGTATGGAGCAGTTACCTCAAAAGTTCCTATTTTACCGCTTTGTTGTAACCACTCAAGTTGAATCTTAAGTGTTGTGACTAGTTTTCTAGCTGATCCTTCTGGATCTAATTGGCGGCATAAATGATGACGAATGTCAACGTTGCCAGCATAAATAACTAGATGAGGTACAAAATAGTCAGGCAAATATGAACTAACTCCTCGTTCAGTTAATCCATGAAGTGTCAAACCATCATGACGATAGACAACTGTGTTTGCTCTGTATCTAGAAATTGAATGAGAGTCACCAATAACTACTCGCTGAATATCTAAAACTAGATCTTCATGCTTAATAACTTCACATTTCATTAAATCACGAATCTTAGTCCATTCTGATTCTGTAAAATCAAAATCAGTCTTTGCAGCACGTGGACGTAGAATTCTTTCAATATCTCCTACAGGCATATCCAAAGCTTTGATATTTGCAAGATCCATATCTAAAACTCTGGCAATTCTGTCTCTTGTTTCTCTAGTATAACCACCAAATAGATTAAAAACTTCACCTTTGAATTCCATAGGAGTTGATACTAACCATGTGCCTTCTTTGACAAGTTGGTCATTGCCAAAAGCAACTTCAGATTTAGTATTAAAAGCATTATCAACCATGCACTTTTGCATTCTCGGCCACGCAGATCTATGACTAGCAATTCGATCTGTAAATGAGGTAACTACATCATCTAGTATGTATCTCATTCTATGTGCTCGCAAGCAATTGGAGTACATAGAACAGCTGCATCATCAAATGCTCGTCCACAGGTTTTGCACTTACCTTGAACTCCATCGTAACCTGTAAGTTGGCGTTTAGCATTTTTATCTGCCTTTTCAAAGTAAAGATCTAGAATGGACTGTTCATTAACACCTGCAACTAAGACTAAATTAGCCCAGAAATGGAGCACATCTATCATTTCGCCTACAAAAGCAGCACGATTGAAATGCCGACTCGTAGCCCATGGTTTCCAACCAGTTTCATTCAATGCTTCATGCAATTCATCTGTTAAAGCCAAGGACATGTCACGAATGTATTGAGCTCGTTGTTCTTCATCAAGAGCAGTAACATCTACTCCATATGACTTAAGTTGTAGTTTTCTTTGATTATCTAAAATCATTTGTAAAGCACTCACGGTTTTACCTCCTGTTTTAATGAAATGTTAAATGATCTTGCTAATTCAGCAATGGCACCCAGATCGTAAATCGTTCCATCTATTAGATCAGAATACATGACAGAAGTAATTCCATAACTAGCAATTACTTTTATACATTCAGAACATGGATGATGAGTACAATACATATAGCCATTTTTTGTTTGATCTGGTGTGCAATAACGCAATGCGTTCACCTCTGCGTGTATCACAAAACCACGCCTAGCGTCTCTATCCTCCCACGGAATCGTGACGCCAGGCGCAGCCCCATTGTAGCCGATGCTAATTATGCTTCTATCCCCGCGTAGAACACATGCACCAACTTTTAGATATGGATCTTCGCTGCGATAGGAGGCTGCTTTCGCAATCTCTAATCCATATTTGTCCCAAGACATTCGAGTCATGACTCAACAACCGCCAGGTGTTTAATGATAAGAGCAATCTCATCATCAGTTAAGTCACTACTCGAACTTATTTCACGGCTTACTAGGCCGCGTACTGCCGCTAGGATGGCATCCTTCTCCGTGATGCCTTGCGTTCCTAGCAACTCTACTATTTGCTTCAAACCAGGATTTGCACGTTTCATCATGACTTTATCTGGTTTGTTGCGTTCAATTGCAAGTTCTACTTCTTCTTTGCTTGCAATTGCTTTATCGATGCCAATACCTAAAGCGCCAATGGCTCTACCCCAGCAACTTGTTTCAAGGTTCTGTATTTCACTACCTCGAGTGAAGTTAGTTTTACCAGGTAAATATTCTTGAGCGGTACCAACACCAGGTTTCTCATCTTGTGGATTGCGATAAGCATAAGCTCTACCTATTACAATTACTTGATCTCCAACTGTCTGGAACTGCAAATCAGGATCCATTTGCAATGAACCTTCTGGATACTTCTCATAGAATAGTTTAATTCTGTGAGGTACATCTACATAATTTTCAAGACGCTTGTCCATTTAATCCCCCTATTTGTGTCAATAAACTTTCAATGTGTTCTAATCTGTTTGCCAAATCAATAACAGTTAGGAAAGAATCCCATGCTAGATCTGCATCTGTAACCTCATGGAAAGTTGTACCATTAACAGATACGTGAACAATGCCTAAACCATCTAGAACAGGCAAAGATTGTTCATTGCCTTCTTCATCAAGATAGAAATCTGCATTTGCGTATGCTGCAATTTGCATTGCCATTTCGCCATAGACTCCAACGCTGGTTTTCCAATCACAAAGATAAGTCTTACCAGCTAATGGACCATTGCCAAACTTAAGAATTGCATCAAAAGTACCAGCATAACCGTGAACTCTGTTTGCTACAACTTTCTCGGTCAATACAGGAATTACTTCCCATTGATCTAGCCATTCTACATAGCCGTTGACGTATTCAGCAAACTCGCCAGCAACTTCTGCTTCTCCGCCATGAATAATGGTTTCAGCAATTGAATGGATCTCCGTGCCTCGTGCTCCTGCTTTGTCTCTTTGATTCCAAGGAATCATTTTCAAGAACTTGACAGCTTCTTCACGTTCACGGTTGATTAGATTAGGAAGATTTGCAAAATTATCGTAGACATATTCTGCAACTAGTTTTGCACTCCAATATGGAAGTGCAGGTTTAGGCATACCAGATCCAATGAGAGTGGTAACACCTTTGACAGGTTGGCCGTCAAGAACATACTTGTGACCACGCTTTGTTTCAATGCGTTCTAGTCCCATGAGCTCTTCAAGGTTCTCTTGGTAAAGAAGTTGGCAAGTCCTTTTTCATTTGCCTCAATTAGTCTTGAGTATCGACTTGCATAATTATTCGAGATAGCAAATTGGTCCCCCGAAGATCTGATACCAATCTCCCATCGAAGTTTGTTGATTAGCAAATCAATGGAACAAATATCGTGGCCTGCTGATTTCCATTGATAAGCAAGATCAACTAATTGACGATAGATGTGTGGATTCTCATGATGAAACTTGTTGAACTGTTCATCAATCGGATCTGCCAATAAAGATAATTGCTTTGGTTCGAACCATTCCCTGGCGGTTTCTGACATTTTATGCCTTTCGTTTTAGTTGAGTTGGTACTAGTTCATTGCATTTTGAGTTGACTGCCCAATGTGTCCAACCGGACCAATGGTATTTTGCATTCAACGCTGCTACAAATCCTACATCTTGGTAGATAGGTTCCCATTGATCTATGGACTTTGATTGCAGGTGTTTCACCAGCTTCTTAGTCTTAGACTTCGGCATTCCATAATCTACTAATCTGTTTGCAACCATAAAAGATAAACCATGTCGCCATTGCTTATCTAAGAATTGCCATCGTCCTCTGGCTGAAGACTGATCTCCTACTGCTTTGTAGTTACCTCTAGATTCATGATGGCTTACACATTTTGCGTAAGCAACCTGATCTTTTGGAACTCTTGCTGCTGCTGTTTTATAGTCCACCGCATTCGCATTTGGTGATACTAATAAAAAGGCTACAGCGATTGCCATGACCTTCAGACATCGTTCCTCTGACGGCGGACAGATACAGCATAAATAAACACAAACATAGTTGCCTCCTAGTCGTTGTGTTAGTTAGCTTTTGGTTCCATTCATCAATGCATCTAATGCATCTTGATAAACGTAACGTAAGTTTGAAGGTGTTTTGTAACCTTCAACTTTTCCAAGATCAACCCAACGTCGTACTGTTCGTGAGTTGCGTCCGATGAGCTTTGCAGCTTGCCCCGTTGTTAGGGACTTTCTATTTTCATTTGTCATTTGCATATCCTAAACTGTCCGTAGTGACCATTCGACCATTGCCGCATGGTGTTTTATCAGCGGACATAAACATAAAAATAAATTATGCTATACAATCCGCATGCGATTAACCGGTTTACCTGGCGGTTCTCCGGTTAATCGTCCAACATACATTCAACCATAGTTCCCCAGCAATAACCACCATCTGTCCACCAAAGATTCATGGACACTTGCCAAATTGCCCATAAACCAATCAAGATAAATATCGCTCTAACTCGTTTGCCACGTTTAGTTAGTTTCATTGCTAGTCTCCTTAGTTTGTTGACAAGAACAGACTTCGACATCATATTCCTCCTGATGAGAGTGATAGATATATCCTTTTCCATAACATAGATTACAAGTCATTGGATTCATCCAAATCCCAAGCAATCTCAGAGTTTATGCATATCGGAACAACACAAACCCATCGCGGCATTCCACTGTATGCTCTACTGGAAACCATGACATCAGATCCACATGCAGCACATTTTAATTTACCAGATCTAATACTCATCATGCGCTCACAAGTTTGTCATGTAATTCGGCACAATTTGTGCAAACTCCAGCAATAAAATGCTCACCATTGTCATATTTGTACCAACGATTTTGCATTTTATTGGTTTCTTTGCCGCACATATGACAAACTTTCATGATTCAGATCCTCTCATAAGTCTGCCCCATACTGCAAGCATTTCAATTTCTGATTCGAAACGTCCATCAGCTTTTGCGCGGTCAATAATTTCATTGACGCTAGATAGTTCAGGATAATCTGAACGAAGTTTTGCAGCAAACTGAGTTGCCCATTCTTTAGTCAAGTGAGTCATTAGTTCATGTTCCGTTCTACTGAAGCAGCAATTGAAAGTACCAATTTATCTGCCATGTCTTTTTGATATGGAGTCCATTGTGAATAAAACTCAGAATATTCTTCAAGCGAAGAAGATCCTTCAGCATAGTTGTAAACAATTTTTGTAATCATGTGATCTGTTGGAAGTCCAGTACTATTTGTCCAAGCAATCTGAGCTTGTGACAATTTGTCCATAACACGTGGACCTTCTTCAGTACGTTCAAAAGTTCCGTCACGATTTATATCGTAGTCAATTCCATCTTTGAAATATAAACGTGTAACTTTTGTATATGAAGGATTAGCAACTTCAACTCCGTTACCAAAGAATTCTGCTTTACCTTCACGAATTCCACGTAGAACATATTTAATTCTACGATTTACTTCAGCTTCATTTTGCGCATCATTGATGTCGTAGTATTCTCCACCACATCCACAAGCACAACCAGTATTTCCACGATAAGTTCTATCTAGATCTACTAATGCAACTTCAGTTACTGCAGTTTTTGTATTTGTACGCATTTTCTTCTCCTGGCGGTTAGTATGAGCGGTTGCTCATAGGATCAATATACACTGATTGTGGACATATATCCACCATTTGTGGAAATGTTTCTAAAAGATCTTATTTACTAGAACATCTGTTCTGGCCGGTGGCACATAAGTTAGCCAGAACCGCCAGGATCCACCAGGACGCGGGTCCATTTGTGGTGAGTATAAATATACTCGGATCGATATGTCCGTGGTCCTGGGACAAACCTGGCCGCTCGATCTGGACTAAACGGACTCCAAAAGGTTCCAAAAGATCTTTTCAAATGAAGTGTACAAAGACTGGTGGACAGTATTGAATGTACCTATGAGCAACCAACCGGTTGCCATAAACCGCCAGGAGAATAAAATGACTACAAACATTAAGAAAGTAAGTTGTTTAGTTTGTGATTGGTCAAGTGAATTACAGAATGATATTGAAAGCGCAAATCAATATGGCGAATGCTTAAATGTTTGCGATGGAACAGCAACATTACTTCGTTGGGATTACACAGACGGCAATATTAGAATTAGTAATACATCGAATGGTGATTATGTCGATTTAGTCACAGAATAAGGACGAAACACTCCGCAAGGAGTGTCCAGTGTTAAATGACACTGCTGATGAGTCCATCAGAATAAATCGCCAGGAGGAAAAAATGTCAGTACAAATCCAAAACGCAGCACGTCGCAAGGCACCATGGATCAGCACAGCAACATGGGTAAATTCAAGTGACGAGCAAATCTCTGCAGCTCAAGTTCTTGAGAATGCAAATCTTGATTGGGAAGTTCAACACACTCCACTTTCAACTACAGCAATTAACAATGACGGTGTGACAGTCGTCAAACTCGAAGACAAAGTTGCTACAACTCGTGTTAACAAGGACGGATCAGCTTCTGTTCTAGGTATCACTTCTCCTACATACACAATTGTCCAGAATAACGACATCGTCAACATTGTGGATTCTGTTATGTACGAAGCTGGTGCAATTTATCAGTCAGCTGGTGAACTACGCGGTGGCAAGAAGATCTTCATGGCTGCAAAGCTTCCAGACACTTTAGATCTTACTCTCAAGAATATCGATCCAATCGAATCATTCTTAGTTGCTTCAAATACTCACGATGGAACAGATTCACTTCGCTTTGAAATCAAGTATCTTCGCTTGATCTGCACAAACGGAATGACTCGCTGGACAAATGCTTCTTCTATCTCTTTCCGCCATTCAGCTCGTATGAGTGTAAAGATCGAAGATGTTCGTGAGACTCTAGGAGTTGTTCTTAAGTCAAATCAAGAGTTCAACCTTCTATCTTCTGCTCTTCTTGAGAAGAAAGTTGCTAACTCTGACTTCTGGTCAATTGTCAAAGATGTTCTTCCATTAGATGAAAACAACATGACTGAGCGTCAACAGAACAATGTTCGTGAGCGTCAACAGACTCTCCTAGGTATCTGGAACGGACCAACTCAGGAAAACATCAAGGGAACTGCATGGGGAATTGTTAATGCTTTCACAGAGTACGAACAATGGACCCGCACAACTCGTTCAGCTAATGATTTTGCGGCTGGTGAGCGATTCATGATGAATCAAGGAACATCTCTCTCAGATCGAGTCTTGGAGATGGTTCGCTAAGACAAAAAGAAAAAGGCCCCTGCCGAAAGGCAGGGGCTTCTTTTTTGTTATTTTAATCTAAGAATGCAATGTGATTCTTTCCAGCTTTTGTTTGTAATGCTACTTGTACTTGTCCACCACTATTGATATCGAATCGAATTGCTATTTTGACCGCTTGTTCTAAGATCTCAATTGCATCTTCATATTCATCTGCTTCATCAATTCCTAATGCATGAGCAGCTCCTAGAGCAATTGCTGCACCTGTTCCTGTGCAATAAACTTTATCTTTTGTCTTTTCTAATCCATATACTTCATCTATAAAGTACAAAGTTCCTTGGACGGCAACTATGAAATCATTCTCAAATGATGATGGAAAGCCTTCAGATTTAATGTCATAACCTGATATTCCAAAGGTTTTACGCAGATTTGGCACAAACTGAGTCACCATAAACTTATCCAGATTCTTTGATCTTGGAGGTGCTGGTGGATTAAAAGCATGTTGGATCAGATTCATGCCTCGGACTAAACCTGCAGCAGAAACTAAATATTTGCCATTTTCTGCAATTTTGCCCATAGGAGAACAATCAGCTCTCATGTCATAACCAGTAGTTTGCGTATCTGCAGCAATGATGCAATAGTCATCATGTTGATATGCAATGAGTGTTGTCATTATTCCTCCGTAGCCAGTTCTCCGCCAATAGCCATATAAGCTGCTCCATCTACCCAACCATCTAATTTCTCAGGTGATTGGACTAATCTAGCAACTTTGACTTGATTCATGCACAATGCAACTTGCCAAGGTTCTACGGTAATGCCTAAAACTACACTCCAAAGCTTTGCAATGCGGTCATGGTTCTCTTGTGGAGTTCCATAATCTGCTTGCCTATCGTTATAAATTAAACGTGTTGCTTCGTCTAAGATCTCTTTGCGATTCATTAGTCTAGCCAAACTTGATAACAAGCAGTGACACGACCTCGTTCGGGATCAATGAAGTGGAGTCTTTGAGAAGGAACACCTGAGGCGGCCATAGAGTCGCGCGCGTAGCGGTTATCGGACTCTGTTGAACCGGTCCAGTATACTGATCCAAGACCATCTGATAACGGTTCTTGTGCATGACGATGGTAATGACCCAAGTATATGTCTTGAAAGTTCCAGTCGTAAGCTCCAGCTTTCCATCTGTTTCCTGCTGCTTGCCATCCGGCCGGAGAAGCAAAACCAGATCTACCAACTTCATCGCCATGCATAAGAAGAGCTCGATAATTGCCAATCTCAATGCGCTGAATATCTTCAACACCATGGCGTGGATCCCATGTCAGTCTTTTAGCAGTCGCTTCTTCAGAACATAATAACTGACGAGCCAACTCATAACACATACGGTCAAAATTATCAGACTTCGGTACGTCCGCTCTTTTGTTTCCGATTCGGCCATGATTTCCCCATTCTGCAATAACAGTTACATGATGGTAAACTGCTAATGCTTGTCGTACAACATCTACTATTAAACGGCTAACTGTTATGTATTGGTCGTATAAACTAAGATCTATTTCCCATAATTGAGCAGGATAGTTAAAAAGACCTTCAACCATATCTCCGCCAAAGCAAATTACAACATCATTGACTGGATGGTCTTGTCTTTGTATTTCTGTAATTTTAGTTGCTTTAGTTGTAAAGTCCATAACTCTAGTTCTCATGATTTCTGAGTTATAACTAGGAGTTACTTTTGCTCCTTGCCAATCAGTAAGATGCCACAAAGCAACTTCTGCTCTTTTGCGGCGTTTATCTACCTTTGGACCTTCAATAGGTTTCATTGGTCCTAAAGCCAAAGTTGCATCTTTACATGCTTGAATCGTAGCTTCTACTAATTCTTCTGTCCGTTGTTTTGCTTTGGACAATTCTTTTTGTGTCCGTACAAGAGTCTGACGAAGTTCTGAAACTGATTCGTCTACTTCTAGTTGCAGTTTCTTGGCGTCGTCAGATAGAGTCATGGGGTCCTAAAACACGGGCATTGTTTTTTGCGATGGACTGTAAGTACAGTATTTCCTAGTTGAAAACCATGCGCTCTGAGTAAATTAACAATTTGCAGAATAGTAACTTTAGATTGGATTAAGTTTTCTAAAGCATCTGAATCAGATGGTAATAGTTGAGATTTAATTTTGCCAACCACACAGAGTGGTTTACTTTGTTCGTTCAAAAGATCATTTATAGCTTTTGATAAGTCCCCCGAGCTCATCATTACTTACTTCCTAATCCGTATTCTTTTTCGTTTGGATCAATTGACTTAACAATTGGAGCAATAATGGATCCAAGTAATACTGCATATTCAGGGCGCATATCTGCTGCGATTGCAAGAATTACGGTAATACCAGATGCTGCAACTGCTCTTAAATAAGATTTAATTGCTGCTTTATGCTTTGGCTTGAGTTTCATAACACTCCTTTAGTTCTTTGGACGTGCAATTGCCATAATTGTATCGTATTTTCTGCGTTTTAGATAGAACCCGTCACCATTGGATTGACTACCTGTTTTATTGTCCGACGTGTTACCTTCCCATACATTTACGTATTTTAAGGTCGTATTGTGATACTGGACAATTCCTACATGATCAGGTTGAGCATCTGTATCGAACTGGAAGAATACAAGATCTCCACGTTTTGCTTGACCAATTGGCACTAACTGATTATTTTTTGTTAAATACTTAAGCCATTCATCACAAGAAGCATAGCCTTTTGGTTTGCTTTTTGGTGCAACTTTGCTTATTAAACCTGCTTGATGATAAACTTTTGATGCTGCCATTGCGCACCAAGGTTGGTTATTAAGTCCATACCATTTGCCAAAAACTGTATCGTTGTTCTTGCCTTCGATATAACCTATATAACTATCTGCTATTTCTTTTAGGTTTTTCATCTTTCCCCTTATTAGTTAGCATGGTTATTACTAATTCCATTTGTGTTTCTAATCTAGTTACAGAGTCTTTAAGACTAGATCCGCCATTTGGCTTTAATTCATTTAGGAAATGTTTAACTAGCCACCTTACGGCCACTACAAACGAACCTAGTATCGATATGACCGCAAGTATTAACGCAGCCCAGTCATTCACAGTCATTCTTCTCCTTGAGTTTTGCTTCGAGATCCCCCACTCTAGCAGTCAACATTGCTTTGTCCAGAGCTAGCAGACCGATCTGCTCTCTTAGTACAGCAATAACAACATTGATGTCTAGTTCTGTTGCGTCATCCATTTGCATTCCCCTCGAGTGTTTTGATACGTGTGTTTAGATCTTGAATCAAAGCCAGCATACCTGGAATTACAAAACGTTCGTTCCAGTTCTCAACTAATCCATCTGCACCACGATCTGCAGCAATCGGATAGTGTTCAGCAACTTCTTCTGCAATTAGTCCAGGTACTAGAATTCCTGATCTGTTGTCAGTTGCATCTAAATAATCAGACTTAAACTTGAAAGCCCTAATTGGTAAACTTAATAAACCACTTGGGTTTAGATCAGCAACTGTTGAAAGATCAACAATTTCTTCTTTGAATCGTGCACTAGAAGCAGTACTTCGTCTTGTACGACCATCTGTATCCATACGAGTATTTGCAGCATTTGCACTAGTTGACGCATCTTGATTGTAAAAAGCATCTAGTGTATAAACGTTTCCGTTCATTACAACACCCGTTGAACTAACTTGGACATAAATACCTGAACTATAGGCTATTCTAGCATCGCCAGAAGATACATAAGCATTAGGATAAGTTGTCACAGCAGGGTTAAACGTTGAACCGTAATGCATCACAATACCATCAACAGAAGCTGGACCAATATGTCCAACAGTTGAGCTGGATTCTGTAAATGAAATTGAGTTGGTAGAAGCAGAAACTGTGACTCGGCGAGCGCCCGATGAAGTTCTGAGTGTGAATGCGGTTAGTGTGCCAGCGGTCAAGCGATCAACTGTAATGGAACCCGCAGCGATTTCGGCTGCAGTGATAGTATCTGCCGCAATTTCAGCTGCAGTGATTGTGCCACCTGCGATTTGGTCTGCAGTGATTGTGGCAACCGCAATGTTACTAGCAGTGATTGTGGCAGCTGCGATTTTGGCACCAGTGATAGTACCAGCAGCGATTGAAACCGCTTCAATGGTGCCAGCAACCAACTTAGTGCCAGTGATTGAAGCTGCGGC